CGTTTTCATTGGCACCCTGAACCTTACATTCATCCGGTCGTTTTCAGACAGAATCGCAAGAGGAAGCTGGAGAGGCAAAGAGGTCCAGATCAGCATCGATTTAAACACCGAAGGGGACACATGGGAACCGGTCCCCCTCGGTGTTTTCACCGTAGACGAAGCGGAGCATTCCAGAGAAGGCGTTAAAATTACCGCATACGACAGAATGGCGCTTTTTGATAAGAATCTATATATCAACACGGCGGAGGGTTACCCTTTCGATTTCTTGAGCGCGGCCAGCAGAGCCTGCGGAGTGCCGCTGGCCCAGACCCGCGCCGAGATTGAAGCGCTACCCAACGGCGACCAGCTCCTCGGCATTTATCCGGAGAACGATCTCAGCACATACAGGGACCTGATCTCCGTAACCGCCGCGGCCCTCGGATCATTCGCAACAGTAAACAGAGCAGGCAGGCTCGAGATCCGGACATTTAAGACGGCCGCCGACATAACGATCGACAAATACAACAGAGCAGCAGGCGGAAGCTGGTCCGATTTTAAGACATATTACACCGGCGTCTCAATAACAGACATCGAGACCGAAGAGGCGAAATATTACGGAAGAGGAAGCGGAGACACCGGCCTGACAATGAAGCTCGGGACGAATCCGCTCCTGCAATACGGAACCGAAGAGATCAAAACCGCAAGAGCGATGAACATCGTGGAGGCGCTGGAAAGTTTCAACTATACGCCTTTTAAAGCAAGCGGCTTTTTAGATCCAGCGTTTGACCTTGGAGACGTGATTAATTTCACGGAAGGCCTCGCAGGAACCAGCTCCAAGAGCATGATCATGAAGATTTCAATGCAGTTTAACCGCGGGACCAAGCTCGAGGGATTCGGAAAGAACCCAGCCCAGCAGAGCGCCCAGAGTAAGACGGACAAGAACATCGCGGGCCTCATGAGCAAGCAAAAGAGCGAAGCGGACAAAATAACGATCATATCACAGGCGAACCTTGCAGACGTTGAGATCGACGCGAGATGGCACAAGTTAGTACACATGAGGATCGGCGTCATGCAGAGCCAGATCATCCAGCTCAACGGAGTGGTCGGCGTAGAACTAACCGAAGCAGGAACCGTCTGGGTGAGATACCGCCTGAACAGCGACTATTTGCTTTTTAAACACGTCTGCCAGTTTCCAACAGGACCGGACACCATAACCCTTTTCATTCCGCTGGCCATATCCAACGAGACGATTAACGACATTCTGGTCGAGATCCAGAGCCCAGACGCAAGAGGGACAATAGCAGCGGAAAATGCTAAAATAACCTTACAGGGCGTCGGAGTAATATCTGGAGATTGGGACGGTTACATCGAGTGCGCGGACGAATACAGCTTTAATCTCCAGAGCGGCCTCGGCTTTGCATACGAGGAAAGAACACCGACGATCGAGACAAGGCAGCCCATGCCGCTGGCGGCAAGGGACGCCGGAGCGTTTACATTAGAGAACGGCCTCGGTTTTGCATACGCCGAAAACGCAAGGCTTACATTGGACAACGTATCTTATAGGATCTCGACAGAGGACGGAGCGGCAGTTATAAGGACCGAAGACGGACTCAAGACAATAAAGACGGAGGAATAAACCATGGCTGATGATACAATTTTAATATCAGAGCTGAGCGCGGCCGAATCGCTGACCAAAGAAGCCCTGCTTTTAGTGTCAATTTTGGACCAGAGCACTGAAAGCGGTTACGGTTCCAGAAAAGCGACGATCGAAGCGCTGGCCGCAGTAATAAACGGCGGAACTGTAAGCGCGATTCAATACGCCGCTCTCAATACCACCGCGAAGACAATCCTCGGCGCTATCAACGAGCTCGCAGCAGGAGGCGGAGGCGGAGGCGGAGGAACCACCGTGGAGTGGGACCAGATCCTCGCCAGCGGGATTAAAATCGCAGAGATTACAGTCGGAGGCCAGACAACAAACGTTTATGCCCCCGCAGGAAGCGGCGGCGGATATACCGAGGTGACCGGAACCCTCGTGGCCGGAGCCACCAGCGTCACTCTTACAGATCCGGCGATCACCGCGAACTCGACAATAGATCCATACACCGACACATTCGGAGTAAACCCGACCAACATCGCGGTCGCGGCCGGAAGCGTAACATTAACATTTGAGGCACAGGCGGCCGACATAGGCGTGAAAGTGAGGGTGAGCTGAGATGGCATGGATTAGATGCGGAGGAAGCACATCAGCAGCGGGAACCGGCGCCTTTTCGTTTTCGTTTAAAGCCGACGTTTCAGGAAGCTGGAACGCCAGCGCCGGAGATGAACGCTCGATGTTGAAAATAACAGCAATAGGAGAAACAACCGCCTCCTTCGGAGCGGCAAGCACAGGAATTACAAACTGCTCAAGCAACCACGGATTCATCGAGATCAGGAAGAACGGCACCGCGGTCCATTCGGTAACACTGCCACCGAATACAACAACGGCCATCGGGAACATTCCAGACGTCACGCTGAGCGCCGGCGACGTTTTAGAAATAATCTTCGGATTCACCGGAAGCCACACTAATATTAATATGCATTTTTACGACGGCGAGATCCAGATCGATGGATCGGCCACAATCGAAGGACCGACAACCAGCAACTCGACGGTTTCGATTCTATAACAGAAGGAGGCAACCCATGTTAAAAGGAAAAATCAAATTTGAACTTCGCGACGCCCAGAGCGGGAAGATTAAAGAGCGCATAGAAGGGAACAATTACTTCACGGACGCGATCAACAGCCTGCTCAACAAGGCCCCGATGGGATGCGACCGAAGAACCCTCACGGCCAACACCCAGCAGCTCGCCATGGAGAGCGAGATCAACATCGCCTCCTCTTCGCTCGGCGGCGTTTTACTATTTCCAGACGAAGTCACGGCCGGAACAAATACATTATACGAGCCGCTGACTCACCAGCCGACAGCCTATTCACGTTACGGAGACCGAGACGGATCAGACACCAAGGCGGGAGCATTCAACAACGCAGATTCAGGAGACATCAAGGACGAGAACGGAAAAACCATCGGTTTTAGATTCGTGCACGAATGGGGTTCAACATACGGCAACGGCAATATAAAGAGCATCTGCCTGACCCATAAATATGGCGGCGAAGCGTACGGCCGCCGCGCCTACACCGGAGACAAGACGCTCCTGACCATGGGCTCAATTGGAATAAACTGCCGCTATATCGGCATATTAGGCGAGTATATATATTACTGGAACCGCCACAGCAACCTCGCCAACGGAGACGAGATCCGAAGGATCAGGAGGCCCTGCCTCGAAATTCTAATAAATACGCCCGCATTTTCAAATGAAAACAGCGAGCTCGTTTACACATATAGCGAAAGCGGAAACGCAAGGATCGGACTGTCTGAGGCGGACCAGAAAATATATATAATGAGCGGCAGCGGCGGAACTACTAAGAAGCTGACGACAGTCGACCTTTCAGGAACAACGCCAAGCGCAACCAGCACAACGCTGACCTTCCCGACCAGCATCCCGCTCCCGCAGAACCGCCGCTTTTTAGCAATCGTAAAAAGAGGAAACTTTTTATATTTCGGAAAGACGATCGACGAAGGAAACCTGATCGTTTCCAAGGTAAACCTCACCAACACCGCCGATTATAACGAAATAACGGCGCCGATCAATAACATGTACGGAGACCTTCAGCTTTTGGAGGACACCGGCGACATTATATGCGGCGACATTTTCGCGATCGACAGCAGCGACAACGTGATCGATTTCACGGCCAGAAATACCGGAAACCTCGCGCTGATAATAGGAAAGCGCATCGGCGTCTGGCAGGCCGTGGAACGTTTGAGCACCGACAGCACAAGAGACGACCCGCTCATGTGGCAGATCTGCCCGAACTACATGGCCACAAAATTTATATTAGACACCACGGTCACAAAGACCGCCAGCCTGACGGCCCGTCTCGTCTACGAGGTCACACATACATGAGCCGCCTTTATAAGATAGAGCAATACAACACGCAGCAGGACCTCGAAGACAACATCGAGGTCCACGAGCTGGCGCTCCTTCAGAACGGCACAAACGACGTTTCGATCTTCGCGAAGCTCGGCGGCGTAATAACCGAACTATTCGGAGAGATCCGGAGGAAGGTCGGGACAATAGCAGAAGGCGCCACCAAGGGAATCAAAGTCGGGACCAAGGAAGAGACCACAGCCCTGAGCTTTTCCACAAAAGGCTCGATCAGCGTGCAAGACACAGCCACAGCGGCGGGAGCCTATAACTGCGAAATCACGGCCCCGACAATATACAAGGGCCGCGCTCTTGCATACGCGACGACTTCCAGCTGGTATTATGACCTGCCAGTGGCCGGAGTAAAAGCGGGAGACATCGCGATCGTGCAAAGAGCGACCGCGGTCAGCGTTTCAGGCGCGAACTTCCCAATCGCAAGCGAATGCCTCGACGGCAAGATCAGGGTTTATTTCAACCAGCAGAGCAGCAGTACATATTACGTCAACTATCTTGTAATACAAACAACGACATAAAGCAGGAGGTGCCACATGATCGAGATTAGACAGGGAACGACAGAGACAATAAAAATAACTATTCCGAAAGAGATCCCGCTCGAAGACATAACGAGCGTCTGGGTGTATATTTCGTTTCACGGTAATATTATAATAGACAAAAAGGGAGACGAGATCATCATCGACGCAGAGAAACAGGAACTCAGGGTGCCCCTTACCCAGCGCGAGACCTTGAGGCTTCCAGCAGGAACCAAGGGAGAGATCCAGATCCGCATGCTGGACGTTGAAGGCGACGCTTACAGATCCGACACCGAAGAGGTCCAGATCTCGAAGACAAACAAGAAGGGAGAGATCACATGAGCGAATACAATGCCAATTTTAGCGGGAAAGAAACAGGATTCACCGCGACCTTCGGAGTGGTAGACGGAGCGGCCGGCGCCACCAACTACAACAACTTAAAGAACCTCCCCAAGCTGGAGGATGTCGAGATCAAGGGCGAGCAGACGGCCAAGGATTTCGGACTGGCCAAAGCGGATGACATCCCGACAAAGCTCAGCCAGCTCGAGAACGATGCAGGATTCCAGACGGAGGACCAGCAGGCCGAAGCAATAAGCGAAGCACTGGGCGAATTTTACAAGAGCCTCTGCCCCGCGATTCCCGTCTCCGGAGACGTCAAGACAGGAACCGTTTTAAAAGCGGTTTCAAAAGATTTTATTCTCCCGTTTAACTATATTGAGATCGCGAACGGCGATCCGACAGACTGGCTGAGGATTTCAGACTACCAAACAGCGCAAGTGCTTTTTAGAGCCGCGGTCCGCGACGCCGACGATTCGGTTATTTCATTTACAAGCGGCACCTTTCAGGCCTTGGACCAAGACCACCCTGACACCAGTGAATGGCATTTTTCCGGAACCGGCCAGATTGAAAAAAGCATGGCCGATTGGTCAGATTGGTCCTCCGTAGGAAACAACACAATGGTCGCAACAACTCATCGTTTTTCGAGCAAGCCAGAAATCACATGGGATTTGACATTTAACGAAAGCGCAGCAAGTAACCCTTTTACAAGCCTCAATAATAACGAGTGGACGTGGGCACCAATGTATGCATGGATTTTTTTCCGAGTAGACGGAGTCACGGACGACCCAGCCAAAACTCGGAAGTGGCTGGCAGATAACAACGTCAAAATAAAAGCAGAAACGAGCATCAGCACAGACAACGTCTGGGTCGAGTTTTCCAAGATCACCTCCTCCAAAGACATCGAGCTATTATTCAAAAGAGAGAAAGGCTGGGTGACAGACACAGAGAGTGTGGCTGACATAGACGAATACAGAGCAGATCCCGTCGAGATGCTAAAACACGTTAGTTAATAAGGAGGGAAAAAACATGAACAAAGAATTTTGGATCAGCGCAGGGATAAGAGCAGTCAGGACCGTGGCCCAGTGCGCAATCGCAACAATCGGAACGACCGCCTTGATTGAGGACGTAAACTGGCCCGTCGTGGCCAGCGCCTCGGCGTTAGCAGGAATCCTGTCCATTTTGACATCGATCGCAACAGGCCTGCCGGAAGCAGGAGGCAAGGAATGACCGAGACTGTAATCGTCGCGATTTTGAGCCTCCTCGGCACCGCGGCAGGATCAGCCGCCAGTTTGATGACCGCGACCAAACTGACAAACTATAAAATCGAGATCCTGCAGAAGGAGCTGGAAGAGCTCAAAGAAGAGACCAAGAAGCACAACCAAGTGATTGAAAGAACATACAAGCTGGAGGAGGCCGTCGAGATCGCAAGGGTCGACCGGAGACAGCTCGACACAAGGATCAGCCGCCTCGAGCAGAAAACAGGAGGTTAACATGATAAACAACAAAGAGCTCGCCGCATACGCGAAGGCCCAGATCGGCCGCCCCTACTGGTTCGGAACCTTCGGACAAATCGCAACATCAAAACTTTTATCCACCAAGGCGGCCCAATATCCGAAGCAGTACTCCGCAACCCGCCAGAAGAAAGCTCAGACCAGAGGCGACATCGGCCAGAAGGTACATGACTGCATCGGGCTGGCCAAAGGCGCCAGCTGGTCCAAAGGAAGACCAGACATGCCGGCAATCTATAACGCAGCAGAGGACCTGAGCGCAGATGCGGCATTCAATAAGGCGGAGAAGAAGGGACCGATCTCGACGATTCCAGAGATCGAGGGCCTCGGCGTATATCGCAAGGGACACGTGGGAATCTATATGACCGGCGGCCGAGTAGTACAAGCAAAAGGCTTTGATTACGGAGTGATCGAGAGCGACCTCGAAGGATTCACAGACTGGTTTGAGTATCCCTTCATCGAGTACAGCGAAAGCGGCAATAATAACGCGAACGCAGAAGAGGACACGCCAGCAGGAGGCACGGTTTACACAGTGCAGAAGGGCGACACCTTGACCGCAATCGCAAAGAAGTATAACACGACGGTCTCAGCCATTGCATCGGAGAACAAGATCGCCAACCCGAACCTGATCCAGATCGGCCAGAAGATCAACATCCCAACAGGCGGAGCCTCCGAGCAGGAGCCCAAGGTCTGGACCGGAACCGTCGCAACACAAAGAGATCCTCTGAACGTAAGAGCCGGCCGCGGCAAACAGTACAAGATCCTGCGCCAGCTCCCGCGAGGATCAACGGCCAAGATCCGAGGCGAAGCAATAGACGGATGGCTCGAACTCGACGCTGGCGGATTTGTAGCAGCCGAATTTATAAAATAAGACCAGAGGCCCGCACCCGCGGGCTTTTGTTTTCCTTCCGTGTATGCTATACTAACAGCGACAGGAGGAAAGAAAAATGGAGAACGAAGAATTCAAAGGACAGATCACATTTGACGACCTGCTCCCCAGAAAGCGGAGGATCGGCGAGCGATTCGAGGGCCCGCCGAAATCTTCAAAAATACCTTTTCAGGAACTAAAGGACCGCATCGGCCAGACCGTAATAATTGACATGCCGTGGGACAAAGAGAACCGACACAGCTGCAAGGTCGTAAAAATAACGGAATACTGGCCGGACCACGACTGCGTGTACAAACGGAGGAAAGATGCACCGCCGCGGGAATACTACGAGGAAATAATAAATTCCACTATATACAGAAACCTGCCGCAGCATATAAAAGAAGATTATGAGGAAACCGAGAAATTCGATCGCGTGGGTTATTCAGACAACCCGCGGAAGCCGGACACCGCGAACGCATGGACCTCGGAGATGTGGGCCGCAGGAGGGAAACGCGCCGCAATACTCGCGAACCCTTTTATTTTTTACGAGCCTGACATGTAATGATATAATACAGGAGGAGGAGCGATCATGCCTGAGAAAGCACAGCCGAAGAACGTCCCATTTTTAGTTTTTGAGAGCATGCTCGAGAAAGAGGACCGACAGCAGCGGAGGCTCGTCGTGATAATAGTAATACTAATATTACTTTTAGTCGCTTCCAACGGCCTCTGGCTATACGAGTGGAATCAATACGAATATATAGAGGATTCCGTCGAAGTAAAAGTCGACAGCGAAGGCGAAGGAATCGCGAATTACATCGGAGAGGATGGAGACATAACAAATGGCGAGCGTAACAGTTACAAGGAGACGGAGAACTCGGAGACGTAGAGACGGATCATCCAGAGGAACGAGAAGAAGGAAATGACGCCAGCGGAGCTGGCAGATCTCTCGATCCCAGAGATTGAGACGGCGATCGACACATGGATCAGGTCCCAGAGGGACCGCGCAATTTTAAAGAGGCGACTAATAGACGGTATAATATACGAGGAACTCGCCGCAGAGTTTGACCTGTCCGTCCGCCATATAAAAAACATAGTATATAAAAACCAGAAGATTCTGTTTAAACATTTTTCATAATTACCTCACTATTGCTAAAAGCCCGCAGGAGCCCCCGCCCGCGGGCTTTTAGTATGCACGAAAAGTGCACGAAATCCGCCCTTTTAGATCATCGAAGAAAAGCCGGAGCCTTGCCAAAATAGAGACATAAACGCAAGGGAGAACTCGGCATGTATAAATTTTATAATCCGAACCCCAGCAACCAGCGCGTCGGAGATTGCGCCGTCCGAGCCATAGCAAAGGCAACGAACCAGAGCTGGGAGAACGCATATTTAACCCTCGCCGTTGAAGGCCTCATGCTAAACGACATGCCCTCGGCCAACTACGTCTGGGGAATGGTACTTCTCAAAAACGGATTCACAGAACACATGATCGAAAGCACGTGCCCCGCTTGCACGAGCATCGCGCGGTTTGCAGAAGAGCACCCGCGCGGAACATACGTGGTCGCAACGCAGTCTCACGTCGTTACGGTAATCGACGGCATTTACTACGACAGCTGGGACAGCGGCGGAGAAATAATTTTTTTGTACTGGCAAAAAGAGGAGGAATAAAAGATGGCATACTATCAACCTAATTATTACTTCCCGACAGGTTACCAGCCGGCACAGCCCCAGATCCCGCAGGCGCCTCAGCAGCAGGCCGCCGGAGGAATAACATGGGTGCAGGGAGAAGCCGCGGCCAAAGCATATCCCGTCGGGAACGGCCAGAGCGTACTGCTCATGGATTCAGAAAACGCCCTGATGTACATCAAGAGCACCGACCAGAGCGGGATGCCGCTGCCGCTGCGCGTTTTTGAGTACAAGGAAAGAACAGCACAGCAGGCGGCGGAGACCATAAACGCAAAGGAACCGCCGATCGATTACGTCCCGAGGGCAGAGTTTGAGAAATTCAAAGAGGAAATAAAAAAGAGCCTCCGATCTAAGAAGGCACCGGAGAAAGAAGGTGAAGGTTGATGCCCAGCCCTTTATATAACCAGCTGAACCAGAGCGGACCGGCGCAGGGCAGGAACCTGCTCCAGCAGATCGGAGAATTCAAGAAAACCTTTTCAGGCGACCCGCGGCAGGCCGTGCAGCAGATGATCAACAGCGGCAGGATCAGCCAGCAGCAGGTGAACCAATACGCCCAGCAGGCCAACCAGATATACAACCAGATCAAAGGCCTGAGATGACAGATTCCAATGTTGCAACACGGAAAATATAAAAAACGGAAGGAGACAAACAAATGTCACTTACAGCAAGCGAACTGACGCCCGCGGACATCGCGGCGATCAGCGGAAACGGAAACAGCGGCATGTGGGGAGGCGACGGAAGCTGGTGGATCATCCTGCTCTTTCTCTGCCTTTTCAACGGCGGCTGGAACAACGGAGGTTACGGCGGAGGCAACGCAGGAGCCGGCAGTCTTTACCCTTGGATGAATCAGGCCGAGATCACAAACGACGGATTCAGGGACCAGATGCTCAACGACAATGTAACAAGCATAAGGGACGGCATCAGCGGCCTTTCTACACAGCTCTGCAATTGTTGCGGAGACATGCAGATGGCCGTCGCGAACGGTTTTTCACAGGCGGAGATCGCCGCCAACGGAAGACAGATGGCAAACATGAATCAGGCGTTTAACGCCCAGACGGCGATGAACGCAGGATTTAACGGAGTACAGAGTGCCCTCGCCCAGTGCTGCTGCGACAATAGGCTGGCCACAGCCGACCTCAAGTACACAATCGCAACAGAGAACTGCGCAGACCGCGCCGCGCTTTCAGACGGGATCAGGGATCTTCTGGCAGCAACCCAGAACCAGACGCAGCGCATATTAGACCAGCTCTCCGCTGACAAGCTCGACGCGAAGAACGACGAGATCAGCCAGCTCAGGCAGGAGCTCCTTTATTCCAGAGGTCAGGCCTCCCAGATCGCGCAGAACACAGCGATTATAAACGGAGTATATAACAGGCTCAACGAGTGCCCCGTCGGCACGGTTCCGGTCTTCGGAGAGCAGCCGATTTTTACCTGCAACAACAACACAGGATGCGGCTGCGGATGTAACGGCATCGGCTAAGAGGAGGCGGAAACATGGCTGAGTATATATACAACCCAATACAGGAGGTCGAGGTCGGCCAGAACGTATTACTGGAAGATTCCATTCCCTGCAACCGCGGTTACGTAATACACCGGAACGGATCGGGAATCCTTACTCTTCGCGGCATAGTAAACAACGCCTGCGCATGTTTCGCGAGATATCAGATCACCTTCAATGGCAACATCGCGGTCCCCGAAGACGAGACCGCGGGCGAGATTTCAGTCGCCCTCGCGCTGGACGGAGAACCGCTCCAGAGCGCCAGAGCCAGAACCACACCGGCGGCCGCCGACGAGTACTTCAATGTGACATCGACAGCGGTCGTTACGGTCCCCCGCGGATGTTGCTACACAATAGCAGTCGAGAACACGAGCGACATCCCGATCAACGTCCAGAACGCGAACGTGACCGTCACAAGAATCGCATAAGGAAGGAGGAGCCCAGATGGACATGAACGTTTATTACGATCTAAAAGAGATGCTCGGCGAAGAGCTGAGGAACCTGACCAAGACCGGCGAACTTTCCGCAGGAAGCCTCGAGACGGCCGACAAGATCCTCAATTCTATAAAGAATATTTGCAAAATAACGATGTATGAGGAATACAGCGATGAAGGCGGATATTCCAGAGAAGGCGAGGACGGCGGAAACTACTCCACCGCCAGAAGAAGAAGAGACAGCATGGGACGTTACACCAGAGACGGCGAAGGCGGCGGATATTCCACCCGCAGACGTTACGCCAGAAGGAACGGCAACCGCGGCCTCTATTCATACGACGATGAAGAGAAGGAAGAAAAGATCGAGATGCTGCGCGAGATGATGAACGACGCCAGCACCGACGAAGAGCGGAAGATGATCCAGAAACTGATCAGCAGGATGAGCTGACGATGATCTCCAAAAGCGAACTAATCCGGACAATAGAGGAACTGGAGGGAAGCCCCCAGAGTTACCAGAACTGCGAGAAGCTCGCGACATTCTACTCGATCTATGATCATCTATACAGCCAGAAGGACGCGCCAGAAGTAAGAACGAGCCAAGAAGTCACGATCGGCCAGCACGGCGACTCGGAATTTTTACAAGCGGCAGCAGGCACCAAAGCAGCTGAGACGTGGGCGATCTTAGACGAACTAATGGAGATCCTAAAAAGGCTCCAGCCGCGCCTTTACGATTCGGTCTTGAACCAACTAAAAAAGTAGTGTATATTTAGAACACCGCGAGGATCAGTCACGCCACAGACACACGATCCAGCAGAGCCTCCCCGATGCCCATGGGGAGGCTTTGTTTTTTCAAAATATTTTTCGCGATTTTTAAATTTTTCCTTGTAGTATAGCATACATTTTGATATAATAATAGTGTAAATAAGAGCTCAGGAGGATCACCAAGATGGCACACAAAGCAACATACAAAGGATCTTACACTGACAGATTCGACAAGAGATACACGCTGCTTTTTTACGAATACCGCGGTCACGAATACACGATTGAGAAGGCAAACAGCTGGACCGCCTGCAGCAGCGATTACACGATGGGCAACAGCCTCGCAGCGCAGCACCGCAGAGCACAGGAAGAGATCGACAACATGATCGAGAATCCCAGAAGGGAGAGAACACCGGAGGAGATTGCAGAGGCGGAGGAAGCACAGAGGAAGCTCAACGATGCAATCGATAAGTTGTTTTCAGACTGGGAAGCATAAGACAGGAGGACACCGAGATGTATAACAGATCTTTTTACGGAATGACGCTGGCGGAAGTAGAACAGGAGAGGATCAAGGGCAAGGTGTACGACGCCCTCGCCACGATTTCCAACGAGCAAGACGCCAGCGAAGAGGACATGAAGGCCGCGATCAAGTATTTTTTGACTCACTTTTACACCGAGGACTGAGGACAGGAGGATCACCAAGATGATGCCAGACAAGACCAGCGCCCTCGTTTTTGAGATCAACAAGGACCTTCGGAGATTCTCCGAAGATTTCCTGACAATAGAAGAGGCGCAGACGATCTGCGCGAGGCTCCAGAAGAACGCGCGGGAATTCAGACGCCGCAGGGACAGATTCAACCCGCAGCACACCGCGCTCAGGGACAGACTGGAGCGTTTCGGATTCTAAGAACCTAACCGGCAGGAGCCGGAAGGAAATAAATTTTTTTCAGGAGGAAACTGAGATGGGAAGATCACTATTTGACATCGACGGCGAGATCCGAGCATTTCTCGATAATCTCTATTTGAGCATGGACGAGGACGGAACCCTGCCGGAGGCAGACTTTGAAGCGCTGGAAGCGCTCAACGCAGAGAGGGACCGGAAGATCGACAACATCGCTCTTTATTACAAAGAGCTCCAGATCGAGGCCACGGCCCTCAAGGCAGAAGCCGACAAGCTGACCCAGAGAGCCAAGATCGCAACAAACAAGGCGGAGCGCTTGAAGAAGTATCTCGCCGACAGCATGGACGGCCAGCCTTACGAAAGCGCCAAGAACAAGATCAGCTGGAGAACAAGCGAGAGCGTGGAGATCGACGAGAAGGCGCTTCCCAAAAAGTATTTTACTAAGAAGGTGGAGCTCAAGCCCGACAAGACAGGGATCAAGGAACTGCTCCGCGGCGGCATGAAGATCAAAGGCGCGCAGCTTGTAAAGAAGAACAACATCCAGATCAAATAAACAGGAGGACACCAAGATGGCAAACGCAACAGAAAAGAAGGCAACCGAGGCAAAGTCAGTTTTTGAGAGGCTGGCATCCATCGACGTAAGCAAGAAGGTCGAGACCAAGGAAGCAGGCAAGGACAAGTGGGGAAACCCGATCAAGCTCTCATATTTGAGCTGGGCGTGGGCATGGGCCGAAGCTAAGAAGAGATGCCCTGATCTTAACTATGAGATCGTAAAGCAGGAGAACGGGCTCCCTTACGTATACGATCCAAAGACGGGTTACATGGTATACACCCGCGTCACGACAGGCGGGCAGACATACGAGATGTGGCTTCCCGTAATGGACGGCAACAACAGAGCCATGAAGGCGGAGCCTTACGGCCTAACCTTTAAGAACGGCAACAGCATCACGGTCCAGCCCGCAACCATGATGGAGATTAACAAGACGATCATGCGCTGCCTTGTAAAGAATATCGCGGTCGCGACAGGACTCGGTCTTTATATATACGCCGGCGAGGATCTCCCGATCATAACGGAAGAGCAGCAGACGACCCCGATCTTCACCTGCGCCAACTGCGGCGGAACCTTTGACAACAAGAAGGTCGCAGATGCAACATTCAAGAGATACAAGAAGCACATCTGCCCCGCATGCATAGAGAAGAAAAAGCAGGAGCTCCTCGCCCAGAAGGCCGCAGAAGAGGAAGCCAAAAAGAAGGCGGCCAAAGAAGCTGAGCTGGATCAGGAGTTTAACTTCGAAGAGCTCGGCGGCTAATACAGGAGGGAACCCATGTTAAATATTGCAACCATACAGGGGAGGCTCACGGCCGACCCGATACTCAAAGACGCAACAAACGGACCGCAGGTGATCTTTACAATTGCGACCCAGCGCAGGAAGGGAGCCGATGGCGACTATATAACGGACTTCATACCGTGCACCGCATGGAGGAAGCAGGCGGAATTCATACAGCGCTGGTTTCGTAAGGGCTCGATGATCATCGCCACCGGCAGGATTCAGAGCCGCCAGATCGAGGACGATCTGCTCGGAGTAAAAAGGACATACCACGAGCTTTATATAACAGACGTCAATTTTTGCGAATCGCAAGGAAAAAGCGTGGACGAATAAGAACACCCGTTATATAATCTGAGTACACAGGCTGGTCGGGTGCAGACGAACAGCCGGCCAGCTTAACCCTCGGACTGCACCCCGAGGGTTTTATTTTTTCAGGAGACAGGAGGCGCACAATGTCAATTATTCGCGTAAACAAAACAAAAGACTACACAGTCATGAGCAACAGGCACCTCAGGGACCGGAGCCTCACCCTCAAGGCGAAGGGCCTGATGAGCCAGATGCTGGCCCTTCCGGAGGGCTGGGATTATTCGATTGCAGGGCTGGCCGCGATAAATAAGGAATCCGAGGCAGCGATCAAAACGGCGCTTAAGGAACTAAAGGCCGCGGGCTATTTGGTAATAACAAAGAGGACACCGGACCAGACCGAGAGCGGCCGCTTTGAGTATATATATGACCTGTACGAAGATCCGGATCAGGCGCCGCAATCGCAAGAGACAGAAAAACAAGCGACAGAAAAACAAGAGGTTGAAATTCAACCCTTAGAATTTCAACCGATAGAAAATCGCCGGCAATTAAATAAAGATAAATCAAATACTAAAGAATTAAATACAGAAGAATTAAATAAAGATAATACGGCGGAGATTTTGAATCCATACCAGCAGAGCCTCGAGCTCTTCCCAATAGTACAGCAAAACGAGTTTTTGCAGGACACCATCGCGGAATTCATCCAGATGCGCCAGAAGATCAAGAAGCCAATCCCGACGACCCACGCGCTGGTTCTTCTGATAAACAAGGCGAAGCAGCTGGCGGACGGAGACCCCGAGAAGATGAACCAGATCCTGCAGGAATCGATCATGAACAGCTGGCAGGGAGTATTCCCGCTGAAGGACAGCAGCCCCAAGGCCAGACCACAGAAGAATAAAAACCCATTTGCAGATTTGATGGCACAGGAGACGTGACATGACAAGGAAAGAGATCGTGCAGCTTTTGAAGATCCTCGCGGACAATTACACCAACAACAGGATCAGCGACCCAGAAGGAACTGTGAAGGTCTGGGAACTGAGCCTCGGCTCATTTCCAGCCGAGCAGATATACAAGGCGGCCCGCCTCCACATGGCAAAAAGCCCCTTCTTCCCGACGCCGGCGGAGCTGATCGAGAAGATCCCGCGGGCTGAGATCATTTACACCCAGACCAGCAGGCCCCAGCTCGAGCAGAAGAAGATCCAGCCCAGCAGGGAACCGGAGGACCGAGAAGGCTGTCAATTCTGCCCATATTACGACGATTGCCAAAAAAAAGAATGCGCCTTTGAATAAAACATGCTATACTACAAAAAACAGGAGGACCAGCACATGATGGGAGAGACAAGACAGCAGGAGCCCCGAGATTTCGCAACAGAGATGGCGGACCTTGAGGCGGAGACAATCAAGCAGATCATCGACATCTGCGACCGCGCAGGGTTATGCCAGAGGACGGTCGGAGCCGCGGCCATGTTTGCGGCCCACATAGTAACCTGCATCTGCGACCTTGAGAGGAACGACACGGATGAACAGGAGGAACTCCCGTGGACATAAGGATCACCATCCCGCTGAACCCGACCACGAAGAAAAACAGCCAGAGGATCTTATACAACAGCAGGATCACCAGCGGAGTATTTCAGATCAGAAACGGCCGCAGCAAATATCTCGGCGTCCCCTTCATCGCGCCCAGCGTAAAATTTGAGACATACCAGAAGAGATGCCGCTATTTCATGCCCCAGCTCGAAAAGCCGATCGAAGGTCCGGTCCAGATCACATGCCTGTTCTACCGAGAGAAGCGGAACCGCTGCGACCTAACAAATCTCCTCGAGGCCGTGGACGACATACTGGTTCACTATAAGATCATAAAGGACGACAGCTGGAACGTGATCCGGAGCCACGACGGAAGCAGGGTTTTATTTGACAAGGAAAGCCCGAGAACGGAGATTATAATAACACCATATACGGAGGAAGAAACATGACATTAGACGAAGCGATCAGGCACCTGCAGGACATCCTCGGAGATCCGGAACACCAGTGGTCCTGCGACGCATGCCGGCAGGAACACGAAGAGCTCCTCGAGTTTTTGCAAGAACTAAAGACGGCCAGATTCCGTCTTAGTTATATAGAGAACGAGAACCCCGAGCTGGCGGCAAGATCAAAGGTCTTTGCAGATTTCATACAAAGCAGCCTGTGGAAGGATCTGGCGGAGGCCCTAATAGAAGCCGTCAATAAGACAGCTGACAGGATCGCCGAAGCCGTCAGAACGATCGCCACAGCATGGGAGGACGTGAACCATGGGAATGATTAAGACCAAGGACCTGATGCCGATCTGGGTCAAGGAAAGAGACGCCGCAGCTTTGAGCTTTGACGTCGAGACCTTCCGGACATTTTACGAGAAATGGAAGCGCCGCGGATTCTACACGCTGGACCTTCCAGAAGACGATCAGGTGATCGCGGCCGCCATGAGAAAGATGATCCTCGGGATGGCCAACCCACCGGAGGACAAGAAGCAGGAGGCGATCGACTGGCTCAAGGCCAGAGGTTACGACACGGAATGGAGATGAGACGATGAAAGAGAGCAGAAAGAGAGCGCTGGCCAACTACGAGAAGAAGTGCCGCCATTTCATGATCCGCCTCAACATAGAAGAGGACGGCGACATCATAGAGTGGCTGGAGGATCAGGCCAGCGGGAACGCCGCGATCAAGGCGCTGATCCGCCAGAACATCTCGAGAAAAAAGAAAAAATAACGCTTGTAGTATAGCATACACTTTAGTATAATATAGGTGTAAATAATACGTAGGAGGACACCAAGATGAAATACTACATTTGCACCAGAAGAGACAAGATCAGCAACCTCGAGATCCTCGCCATGACAGAGCACGCGCTGGTCGCGCACTACATCTCCCAGAAGTACAACGAGGATTACAAGAGGGCCGGCAGGAAGTACAGGACGGAGATCAAGACAGAAGACGAGCTCGAGCAGACAGCCGAGTGGGTCAGGAACTAAGACAGGAGGACAACGAGATGAACTATCACATCTGCAAAGAGAACAAGGCGCTACCCACGCCGACGATTTACAGGACCGAGGACGGATGGACCTTTGACGACATCAACGACGCAGTGATCCACGCCGACGTCCACGCATTCAACAAGTACAAGGAATTCGGACACATCGAGAAGATCTGGCGCAGCAACGACAACGGCCAGACATGGAACTGAGACAGGAGGACACCGAGATGGAAAAGATGATTTTAACGATTGAAGCAGCCCGCGAAGGGTACAGCCCCGACCAGATCCGGAGCACCATGACGGTCGGAGATTTGAAGGAACTCCTCGAGGCTTACGAGGACGATACTCCGATCTATATCAGCAACGACAACGGTTACACATTCGGAGGCATCACATGGGAATCGATACACGAAATGCAGGCCGACGATTTCCAGAACTAAGGAGGGACCAGAGATGACGAGCGCAACAATAACACTTTTGATAATAGCAGCGGCGGCGGCAGGAGCGGTCGCCGGATTTATCGTTTCCAGAATCCTCGACAACAAGTGGATGGCGGAGCTTTCCGACATATACGAAGAGGCGGAGGCAGAGCTCAGGGAAGACCACCGGAAGCAGATCCGCAGGCTTTACGCCTGCATTGCCAGACTGGAAGCACAGCGAGCAAACGCAACATCAAAACAGCGCCAGCCCGCAGGATTCCAGACCAGAGCACCGAAGGAGAGATGGCTCCTCGATCTCGAGGACCTGAACTGGGGAACCGGAGCCGACAACATAGATTTTGACGGCGATTTTTGAGGAGGAAAGAACATGAGTTTGTGGCATTGCGAAGATTGCGGAAAGACATTCGAAGAACCGGCAGTGGCCAGCGTAGACCTTGAAATCCTATATGGAGTCGGCGGAGAGTTTGGAGACCACCACAGCGGGACCATTCAGGTCTGCCCGCACTGCGGCTCGGAGGAGATCTGGGAACAGGTAACAGGACTCGACGAAGAGGAGGAGGAAGAGGAATGACACAGGCCGAGAAGATATACAACCACATGGCCCAGATCGGACCGATCGACCAGATGACAGCACTCAGGATGTACGGAATCATGAGACTCGCCTCCCGAATAGACGAACTCAAGAAGGCAAAGATCCCGATCGAAAAGAGGATGAAGCCTGTCCGCTGCGAAGACGGAACCATCGCCCACGTCGCGGAGTACAGCCTGAAGCAGCCGGAGGAAGCAACCGCATGAGATACTTTGTGGCTTTTATAGGAACCTACAACGGCAACAATATGTGTGCCGGAAACACGATGATCGAGAGCGAGGACAAGATCACCATGGAGACCGTCGCCGCCATAGAAGCGCTCATAAAACGGAACCAGCAGCTGGACTCCGTCGCAATAATAAATTTTCAGGAGGTCCCAGAGTGAGACTGATCACCATAATCGCAACATTAATATTTTTAGTAAACCCAGCACCGGCAGAACAGGCGGAGATGATGTGGATCAACAGCACCGACGCCGAGAGAATAGAGATGCCGGCCGAGGTCCAAGCATACGCCTGCGGAATCGCAACAGAAGAGTTTATATATCTGGCTCAGGTAATAGAGGCGGAGAGCGACAGGAACCCAGAGCACATGGAGGGAAAGATCCACATCGCGGCCGTGATACTAAACCGAGTAAACAGCCCCAGCTGGCCGGATTCCATACGAGGCGTGCTGGATCAGGCGGATCAATTCGCAACAACAAGCGGAGGAACCTGCAGCATGGCCGACACCCAGAGCAGCCGCTGGGCCATAATAGAGGCGCAGCGGCGCCTTGCTACCGGAGACATCCCAGAAAACCTGATCTATTTTAACTGCGTCGGATATAATAACGGCAGCGCATACGGTTACATCGATGGAAACTATTTCATGACAGCATAACAGGAGGGACCGGAGGCATGACATGCGAAACATGCGAAAATTGCATACATAAAAGGGTCTGCGTTTACGTAGAAATGGCAGGTTCACCCGAGGACCTGCCAGACGAGGAATCGGAGTGCGTACATTTCCACCCGACGGAAAGACCGACAGGCGAATGGAATACGAGAAAGGAGAGGCTATGAGACTAATTGATGCTGACGAACTGAAAAAATTATTTCCAGACGAAGGAGAAGGAAGCTGGACTTATAATATTACGGCGAAGTCATATATCGACAGCGCCCCGACAGTAGACAACAGAAAGACTAACGAAGAAACAAGAACAACAATTCTATCAAAAATTGATTATATTTTAGGAGGCATAAACTGTAGCTCCTTCAGGTCGGACGATTTAACGATTGCTCAGACAGTACAGGCGCTGGCCGCGGCTTATAAGGATATAAAGACCGCAGAACCGGAGAAATAAAAGGAGGACACAACCACATGAAATACAAGAAGAGATCCGCTCGCGAACTATACGACGGTGTCGTGCGACAGATAAACGACCTCAGAATAGACATGGCCCGAATAGATGGACAGATCGCAGCGTTGGATGGAATAAGGGCCGATCTTTACGAGCAGATGATGGCAGAACAGCAGGAACAGGAGGACAGCACAGATGGACAACAGGAAAATCAATGAGCATTACGCGGAGGTCGCGGCGGACCTAATCGCAACAGAAGAGTCGCTGGCTCATATAGCCAACAGCCAAGCCACAATCATATATTTATCTTCAGACTGCAAGAAGACCAGCAAAGACACGCTGGTCTTCGGTCAGTGCGAGAAGATCCAAGACAAATATAAATGGGGAATCCCCGCAGATTTCACCATAACAGTATTTGAACCCAACGTGGAGGAATTCACCGAGGACCAGATCCGGATCTTGCTCCACCACGAGCTCCTGCACGTCGGGATCGAGTTTAAACCGGACGGAACCGAGGCTTACAGCATAAAGGACCACGACCTCGAAGATTTCAAAGAGATAATAAACAAATACGGAACGGACTGGGCAGAAATATGAACGAGTTAAAAATCGAATATATAAAGGTCGGAGATCTGACGCCATACGAGAAGAACGCGAGGCATCACGCCGACGCCGATCTGGAGACAATAATCGCAAGTATAGAGAAATTCGGATTTGACGACCCGATCGGAATCTGGAGCGAGAAGAACATCATCGTCGAAGGACACGGCCGCCTTATAGCAGCGAAGCGCCTCGGAATGAAAGAGGTCCCCTGCATAAGGCTGGACCACCTGACAGACGAAGACCGCAGGGCTTACGCCATAATACACAACAAGACGGCCGAACTTTCCAAATGGGACTTTGAAAAGCTAGACGCAGAAATAAAAGCCATTGAACTGGATGACTTCCCACCTTTTGATGACCTCGACAAGAAAATAAAGGAAGTGGCACCGGAGACAGAGGAAAACGTCAAGATGCTGCATCTCCAACTGTGCGAGACACAATATCAAATTGTAATGAGAGTTATCGACTACATAACAAAGAACATTCCGATGGATCACACATTCGGAAATAAGAACAAAAAAAGCAATGCAATATTTGAAGGAGCATATTTATGGATGGAGAACGAAGGCTTAATATAAAATACTACAAACCAGACGAACTGACAGAAGCCAAGGAGAACGCAAGGCTTCACGGATCACTTGACGTGGAGCAGATAGCACAGAGCATCCGCCGCTTCGGTTTCAATGACCCCATAGCAATCTGGGGAAAAGATAACATAATAGTCGAAGGGCACGGCAGACTTGAAGCCGCCAGAAAACTCGGACTCCAGAAGGTCCCGTGCTTTAGATTGGACGAACTATCGGACAAAGACCGCCGCCGTTACATGATCATGCACAACCGCTCAGCCGAACTATCAGAGTGGGACTTTAAAGTTTTAGCAGAAGAACTGGAGGATATAGACCTCTCCGATTTCGATATAAACATGGGGTTGGAGGACATAGGAGAGGAAGGCTTCTCGGATCTCTTTACGTTGAGTGACAGCGAGACGCCGCTTGTTAGAAATATAAACGTGCCGCTGGCCCCCGAACAATATGAAATATTACAATCCATGTCGGATTATTTTTCCGAGACATACGAAGAGGAAGACCTCCACACTTTCGGCAACGATCACAAAAAGTCAAACTTAATCTTTGAAGGAGTATATTTATGGGCGATGCAAAACAACTTGTTATAAAAGTAATTCCGGCCAGCATAGCAAATCCTTTTATAAAGAAGATGCACTACTCGGGAAAGACGGTCAACAACTCGTGTCTTCACATGGGCGTTTTTTACAAGGGGAAACTCCACGGAGTAATGAGTTTTGGACCGTCGCTCGATAAATCCAAAATAATCGGGCTGGTAGAAGGAACCAAATGGAACGAATTTCTGGAGCTAAACAGAATGGCCTTTGACGACGTACTCCCCAGAAACAGCGAGAGCAGAGCCTTGTCAATAGCTTTTAAACTAATAAAAAAGAACGCCCCTCATATAAAGTGGATAGTGTCATTCGCGGACGGAACCCAGTGCGGAGATGGGACCATATACCGAGCCTCGGGTTTTGTTCTTACAATGATAAAAGAGAACAACGGCATTTTTATTCTTCCCAACGGTAAAACAATACACCAGATGACAATCCAGAGCGCACCAATGCAACCAAGACCAGAACTGGGAGGAAAGTCATTATTCGACGTCAGTGGTGGAACATATAGCATTAAAAAGTGGGCAGAAATATCCGGAGCAAAGCCGATCCTCGGGTTTCAACTTAGATATATTAAATTTCTTGATCCTGCATATAAAGAGAAATTAACAGTCCCTATTATTCCGTTTGAGGAGATAGACAGGAGAGGGGCCGGAATGTATAAAGGCGAAAAAAAGTCACAGCAGGAACGCCACTGTGACCATTGGAGCGGTGAGGTCTGAGCGAACAGCCATTCTTCCGAAGGATTCGGAGAGTTTTCATTAAACTATCACCGCAAATATAATAAAAGTATACCGAAGAAAGGACCAGCTGTCAAAATGGACTTTGAAGATTAACCGGAGCCCATAACGGAAGACAAAGCTCTTAACAGATGAAGAATAAACAGGCCGTGTATATAGTGATCGGAGACGACTGGCACAAGAGCCGCGGAGCCATGACCGAGCTGCGCTTTGCAGAATACCAAAACAAGAAGGTAATTACCCTGAACCAAACGGAGGACCAGAAACATGGACTTTGATGAATTCGACGACTTCGAAGATTTCGAAGATTTCGGAGATTTCGACGAGATCATGGACGCGGAACCACAGCCCATCCCAGAGCCTGATCCGGAACCCAAACCGCAAAGGAAACGAGACGACGAACCGAAGATCCTCGGCACGCCGATGAGATACCACACCATGAGAGCCCAGAAGCAATTCGAGAAGCGCCGCTTTTTTAGCGAGAAGAATCTCCTGAACACATTCACATGGCACATGGAGCGTGACAATATATACTGCATAATAAGCGGCGGAGACATAGACCAGCTCTCCTTTTTAAAGCACGTATTAAGGCAGCAACCCCTCCGTTATTGCCTACTAAGCTCGTGGTGTTTTGGTATAGAGGACGTGCAGGAAATAGGCCGATGGGTAGAAAAGGGACTGATCGACAGAATAGATTTTTATATCGGAGAAATCGCCCGCGCATCATACGCGATGTGCCAGAAGGACCTCTCCCGCATTGCCGCATCCACCGGAGGCCGCTGCGCAGTATTCAGGAACCACAGCAAGGTCATCCTTGCATACGGGGAGCGTTTCGATTGCGCTATACTATCGAGCGCCAACATTAACACCAACCCACGAACCGAGAACACGACCATCATCTGCAGCAGAGAGGTCTGCGATTTCTACAAGGCATATTTTGATGATATAATCCCATTTAATAAGGGATTCGAAGACTGGCACAAGGCGGAGATTGACGAATGAGGGCCAAAATATATGATTGGATCACCGAAGACGGCCTGCTCCAGATAACAGGCTGGGCCAGAGACGGCCTGACCATCGAAGACATCGCCCACAATTGCGGCGTGAACGTTTCCACCTTTTACGATTGGAAAAAGAAGCACCCCGAGATTGAGGAGGCGATAAAAAAAGGAACGGCCCCCGTGGACCTGATCGTCGAGAACGCGATGTTCAAGCGGGCCACCGGTTACAAGGTCGTTGAGCGAAAGAAGATCAAGCTCCCAGACGGAACCACCAGAGTCGAGGTCACCGAGAAAGAGATCCCGCCGGACACCACCGCGGGAATTTTCTGGCTGGCCAACAGGAAACCGGACCGCTGGAAGAGGAAGCAGGTCAACGAGGTCAAGCCCGAAGAGATAGAAGACGACACGAGACAGGCCGTCGAGGATTTCGTCTCCGCTGCCCAAATCGCAAGAGAAAAGAGCGCCGAGGATTCCCAGAATGACAACAGCACAGCTGACGAAGAATGAGCAGGAGCGCAGGAGGAACACGGCCCTCCAGATCCTGCGAGATTTCCCTTATATATACGGACAGCAGGTCGGATTCACAAAGCTGAACCCGCTCAATAACACGTGGATTCAAGATTTCGTTTATGGCACCGAGGACGAGACCCTGCAGGCCCACCGCCAAGCATACAAGACAACCAGCGTCTCGGTTTCGCTCACGCTATTAACGATTTTGCAGCCAAACAAAACAATAAAGTTCTTCAGAAAGACCGACACGGCCGTGAAGGAGATCATGGCGCAGGTTTCCAAGATGCTTAAGCACAAACTAACACGCCAGCTGGTCCGCGACATATACGGCCAGAACGTAAATTTTAAACTGACGGTCGACAACGCCCTCGAGATTTCCACCAACCTGAAGAACGACCCCCGAGGCACCAGCCAGCTGTGCGCCGGAGGAATAAAGAGCTCGATCACCGGCCAGCACTATGACATTATATTCACGGACGACATCGTCACGATCGAAGACAGGACCAGCAAAGCGGAGCGCGAGCTGACCAAAACCAAATATCAAGAGCTCATAAACATCGTTAACGCCGGCGGCCGTATAGTAAACACAGGGACACCATGGCACCCCGAGGACGCCTTCACTCTCATGCCGGAGCCGCAGCGCTGGGACTGCTATCAGACAGGGATCATGACGCCGGAGGAGATCGCGGACAAGAAGGCCCGCATGCTCCCCTCCCTTTTCGCGGCCAACTACGAGCTGAAGCACATCGCCGCAGAAGACGTGATCTTCAAAGACCCGAAGACCGGAGCAGATCCTGCCATTTTGATGAACGCTAAATATTGCCAGATTGATGCCGCATATGGAGGCGAAGACTTCACGGCGTTTACAATAGGACGAAAGACCGACGGCAAATACTACCTGCTCGGCAAGCTCTGGAGGAAGCACGTCGACGATGTAACACCGGAGATCCTCGCCCTCAAGAACAAGTTTTTGACTCGGACAACACTGGTGGAGACGAACGGAGACAAGGGATATTTAAAGAAGAACCTCGAGAAGAAGAAGGACCACGTGCTCGGATACTGGGAAGACACGAACAAATTTTTGAAGATTGCCACATACCTGAGATCCGAATGGCCAGACGTCGAGTTTGTAGAAGGAACCGATCCGGAATACATCCAGCAGATCTGCGAATATAACGAGAACGCGGATCACGACGACGCTCCGGATTCCGCGGCCAGCCTGATCAGGCACCTGTGGAGCCAGAAGCCGGAAGACAAACAGGTCCGCGGAGGTTTCAGGTGAATAATTAACAACCGAGGCTCCGGTTTGATATAATCCAAGTAAAGACGCCCAGCAGATAAAAGAAAAGGAGGGTTTACATGTACACATATCAGGACTGGCTCGAAGTCGCCGGAAAGAGCGAAAAAGAGCGCATGCTTTTTATAAAAGAGATAATCGCGACCCACAAGGCCTCGACAGAATACCAGATGGCCAGAGACGCGGAGGAATACTTCGCGGGCCGCAACGTAACGATCATGAACCTGCAAAAAATGATCTACACCGCGACCGGAGAAGCAGTGCCGGATCTCGTATCCGCGAATCACAAGCTGGCCAGCCGCTTTTTTTATAGGTTCCTGATCCAGCAGAACCAAACGCTCCTCGGCAACGGCGTGAAATGGAAGAGCGGAGCCGGAGCCAAGGCCCTCGGCGAGACATTCGATGACGATCTCACAGACGCAGGAGAAGACGCCCTGATCGGCGGCGTTTCATTCGGATTTTTCAACTTTGACCACGTCGATATTTTTAAAATAACGGAATTCTGCCCGCTCAAGGATGAAGAGGACGGAGCGATCAAGGCCGGCGTGAGATTCTGGCAACTGGAGACCGACAGGCCCCTCCGTGCTACCATGTACGAGATGGACGGTTACACGTCTTATATATACCGAGAAGGACAGGACGGCGAGATCTTCGAAGAGAAGCGGCCATATATTCAGATCACCCAGACCACGCCCGCGGACGGAACCGAGATCGTGGACGGCCTCAATTATGAGACCTTCCCGATTGTACCTTTTTATGCGAACAAGCAGCACCAGAGCGAGCTGGAGCCCATGAGAAACAAGATTGACGCATACGACCTGATCGCCAGCGGTTACGCCTCGGACGTCGACGATTGCGACACGATATACTGGACAATCAAGAACGCCGGAGGCATGGACGACCAAGACCTTATTGAGATGCTAAACAAGATGCGGAAGCTCCACGCCGCGAACTTTGAAGGGGACGCGGAACCGGAAGCCCACACCGTAGATGTTCCGTTCGAGGCCCGAGAGCACCAGCTCGACAGATTGGAATCCCAGCTTTACAGAGACGCCATGGCACTGGACACCGAGAAGATCGCGAACGGAGCCGTGAACATCCCGCAGATCAAAGCAGCGTTTGAGCCATTGAACGAGAAGCTGGATCTTTACGAGAAGCAGGTCCGGAAGTTTATAAAAGGCCTGCTGGCCGTCGCCGGAGTAGAAGACATCCCGACATTTAACAGGAGCCTGATCACGAACCAGAGCGAAGAGATCGACGACCTGATCAAGATGGCGCCATACGTAACCGACGATTACATCACGACCAGAGGAATGACCCTGATGGGCGACAAGGATCTCGTCGAGGACATAATAAAAGCGAAGGACAACATCGATTACAATCGATTTAGAGCCGCAGCCCCCGCAGGCCAGCAGGATGACAAAACGCAAGGGGAAGATCAGCAGGGAACCGAACAGCAGGAGTAAAACATGGCATTGACGCCGGAAGAAATCAGAACGATGGCGAGGTTTGAGGACCTGACCGCCAGATTAAAAGACCTTTACACCAAGGCCACCGTCGAGACGGAGGAACACCTCCGCGCGCATTTCCAGAAGTATGCAGAAAGCGAAGCGCTCTGGGACCAGCAGCTGGCGGCCGGCCAGATCACCCGCCGGCAATATAACGCCATGAAGCGAGAAGCCCTCCTGCAGGGAGAGCAGTGGATGGCCGTCCGAGATCGCGCGGCCTTGGAACTTGAGCACACCGACGAACTGGCCGCGGCCATGATAAACGGAGAGGTCCCCGCCTTTTACGCCGAGGCTTACAATTACGGAGCGTTTATGACGGAGCTCCAGAGCGCGGCCGCCGGAATAGATCTCGCGCCTTTCACCATATACGACATGGACGCCGTGCGGATTTTAATGACAGAGAACCCAACCCTCCTGCCGCCCCCGCTCAACGTAGACATTCCAAAGGATCTCCAGTGGAACCAGCAGCACATCCAGCAGGCGATCGCGCAGGGCATTGTTCAGGGTGACGGAGTAAACGACATCGCGAGGAGGCTCCAGCAGGTAACAACCATGGATTACAACGCGGCCATGCGAAACGCAAGGACTGCGACCGGCGCCGCCAGATCAATGGGCAGAGACGCCGCGGCCAAGAGGGCCGTCGAGAACGGAATCCCGATGGAGAAGCGCTGGGACGCTACCATGGACTCGAGGACCAGAGACAGCCACCTCTGGATGGACGGAGAGACAGTCGACGTCGGCGAATATTTCAGCAACGGCCTCGAATACCCGAGAGATCCAGACGGCCCGCCGGAAGAGGTCTATAATTGCCGATGCGGATATTTGACCTTTATAAAAGGCATCGACCACAGCAGGGACAAAGAAGAATATCAGGACTGGATGCAAGAGAACTATTACGACGACTGGCTGGCCCAGAGAACGAAGGACCAGAGAAGCGGAAAAGCGGCCGAGCGCGAGAACGCGATCCAGCGCAGAAACGAAATACAGAAAGACAAACCGTGAGATGGGAGGCGAAGACCATGGCAGAAATGAAAATTTCAAGCATACGAGTGGAAAGCCACATCGATGAAGTAACAGAAGAGGTCCGGCAGCGAGTAATTAACTGGCTCGACGCCGTAGGACAGGACGCGGCCAGCGTGGCATCAGAAGACGGCATCTGCCCGAGAGACACCGGAAACCTGCAGGAATCCATCAAATACCATGTGCACGAGGACGCCCTCGCCGTAGAGATCGGGACCAACGTGCGTTACGCGCCGGCGCAGGAATTCGGAACCTCCAGAGGAATCGAGGCGCATCATTTTATTCAAACCGGAGCCACCAAAAAGCTCGACGATTACCAGAGCCTCCTGCAGGACGCGCTGGAGGCGTAAACGTTTGCATTTAGAGACCAAACTGTTATAATTCAAAATATAAGAGCTGTCCCGAAGGCGCAGGCCCCGAGAAACAGGAGGGACGGGTGACATTTAACGAATTCCAGAGACAGGAACCGAGAAAAAGGAGTTAAAACATGGCACTTACAAAAGCAAAACTCAAAGAGATTTTATCAGAGGCAGGAGTCGAAGACGACAAGATCGACAAGAGCGTCGAGAAGATCCTGAACGGACACATCGCATCTATTGAGGCCCTCCGCGAGGACGTGGCCAAATACAAGGAAGAGGCCGAGAAGCTCCCGAAGGTTCAGAAAGAGCTCGACGATCTCAACGCCAAGATTGCCGCCGACGAAAAAGACCCTTACAAGGTCAAGTATGAGGCCCTGAAGGAAGAGCACGAAAAATTCAAGCAGAGCATCGAGCAGGAGAAGGCCACAGCCGCGAAGCGCGAGGCATACAAGAACCTCCTCAAGGCTGCCGGAATTGCCGACAAGAGGATCGATGCCGTTTTGAAGGTTTCAGACATTGAGGGAATCGAACTCGACGACGACGGAAAGATCAAGGACAGCGAGAAGCTGACCGAGACGATCAAGACAGAGTGGGCCGATTTCATCCCCACGCCACCGGCCGGAAGCGGAGCCAATACCCCGACACCCCCCGCCGGAAGCAAGCCCCCCGAGCAGGATCTCGGAAAACTCAGCATGGCCGATTACATCAAGGCCAGAAAAGAATCTTAAAAAAGGAGAAACAACATGCCTAACACATTTTTAACGCCCAGCATAATCGCAAGAGAAGCCCTCATGGTTTTGAGGAACAACGCCGTCATGGCAAACCTCGTTCACAGAGATTACAGCGACGAATTTGTCGCTGGCGTCGGCGACACGATCACCATCAGGAAGCCCGCATCTTTTGAGGCTAAGGAGTACAACGGTTCGATCACCGTGCAGGACGCCACCGAGGGCAGCACAACGATCAAGATGGACAAGCTCCTCGATGTTTCGTTTGCCGTAACATCCAAGCAGATGACCCTCGACATCGCCGATTTTTCAGAGCAGCTCCTGAAGCCCGCCATGCAGGCATTCGCTGACAAGATCGACGGTTATCTTCTCGGCCTTTCCGCAAACGTAACCAACGCGGTCACATACGGAACCGGAGACAGCATCAAGGACAAGCTGATCGACGCCCGTAAATTCCTGACGGACGCAGCAGCACCCATGACAGAGCGCCGCTTTGTTTACGACGGCGGAATCGAGGCCGATCTCTTGAAGACCGACATGTTCGTCACCGCAGACAAGGTCGGCGATGAGGGAACAGCCCTGAGAGAAGCAAGCCTCGGCCGCAAGTTTGGTCTTGATTTTTACGTAGACCAGAACATCGAGGACAAGGGCCTCGTTTTCCACAAAAACGCATTCGCGCTCGTAACAAGGCCCCTCGAGCTCCCCATGGGAACAGACAACAGCGCCATCGTTAACTATGACGGATTCGGTCTCCGCGTAGTTTACGGTTACGACATGGACGCCAAGACAGACACGATCTCGATCGACATGCTCTGCGGCGTAAAGACGCTCGACAAGAACCTCGCCGCTGTAATCAATGTCTCCAGCAACGAAGGCGGCGAAGGCGGCGAAGGCTAAAACGCAAGGGGAATAAAAGATGGACACCACCGAGAAGACGCTCTCCGTATTTTGCGCAGAAGTAAATAATTATTTCAACAGGCACGAAAAGATCGTCGGAGATTTTGAGGTCAAGGACGGACAGATCAGCGGGCTGGATCTTGTACTAAAGAGCGGCCAGTTTTTCCGGATCAAGAACTCGACGTTTAACGACGGCGTCCACCGCTACCCCGCAGAAGACCTGATCGACGAGACATTCAAAGGACAGATCTGGCCCATGGCCGTCCCCGAAGCGGTCATGGACCTCGTCGATTCCATACAGGCATGGCGCACGAAATACGAGGCTGCGGATTCCATAGCAATGAGTCCGTTTACTTCCGAAAGTTACTCCAAGTATTCATATACGAAGAGTGCAGGAGGAAGCACAGACGGAACCGGAGACAAGACCACATGGCAGGGCGCATTCGCTAACCAGCTCAGCCAGTACAGAAGGGCGAGGAACATCGAATGAATCTTCTCGACAGAGCAACTGAAGATTTTATTATGATTGACGAACTATCGCGGCCAGACGGACGCGGCGGATTGAAAACGATCTATGTCGAAGGCGCGCCCTTTCAGGCGGCAGCGACTAAAGACACCAGCACCGAGGCCAAGATTGCAGAGAAGGACGGATTCACGGCCGTTTATACGATTTTGACAAAAAGGGCAATCAACCTGCCCTTTAATAAGATTGTAAAAAGGGTCAGTGACGGTTTTTATTTCCGGATCACCAGCTCAGGCGACGACGGAGAAACTCCCGAAGGCGCCGGCCTTGATATTCGAGAAGTAACAGCCGAGAAATGGGAGAAGCCGCATGGATAAACAGCAGGGCCTCTGGGCTTTTTGGAGCATGGTCGGGATTCCGGCATACGCGGAGGGACAGGTCCCGAAGGATGCCGAATTTCCTTATATAACATACCAGAAGCTCCACGGCGACTTTGAGTCGCAGGTTTACCCGATGGGGACGATCTGGACGCGGGACTCCAGCTGGGAGCAGGCGGACCGTTACGAGAACCAGATCTCCCAGATCCTCGAAGGCGGCCAGCAGATCGCGATCGATTCCGGATATATACAAATTGACAAAGGAAACCCTTTTTCGCAGCAGACCGGAGACGACAACGACGAACTGGTGAAGGGCTATCGGATCAATCTTCAAGTTTCATATTTGTGCGCATACTAAAATATAAGAAAGGAAAGAAGCACCATGGCAGAAAATAAGTTTACAAAGATCCCGAAGTCGACATTTGACGAGCTCCAGATCGAGGCCGGCGTCCTTTTAAAGGATTTCGACCCCGCGACCGGAACTTATAACGACGAGGACCTGATCACCGCGACGAGCGGAGGAATCCAGATCGACGTCAAAAGCGAAATAACCGACTTCGGCGACGACGTGGACAACGTACCCAAGAACACGATGGAGCTGGCACACGTTGACGACGTAACCGCAACATTGAAGACGACCGCCCTCTGTATCAACGAGCAGTCTCTGATCAGATATCTCGGCCCCGCATATAAGGACGAGACAACCGGAGCGATCAAGCTCAGGAAATACCTTGATCTCAACACAGATTTTGAGGATCTCTGGTTTGTAGGCGATATCGCCGGCGGCGGCATGATTGCAGCCAAGATGAGCAACGCGCTCAGCACAGACGGCCTCAGCCTGAAGACCGAGAAGAAGGGCAAGGGCAAGATCGGCGTCACGTTTACGAGCTTTTACAGCATCGACGACATGGACAACGTGCCCGTCGAATTTTACGTGAAGACCGGCAAGGGCAAGACAGGAATCAAGCTCAACAAGCACAGCGCCACCGTTGAGATCGGCTCCACCCTGACCCTTGAGGCCACAACGAACCCTGCCGAGGCAACGGTTACATGGGAGTCCAACGACACCAGCGTCGCGACCGTTTCCAACGGAGTAATAACTCCCGTTAGCGCTGGCTATACCCTCGTGATTGCCAAGATCACAGAGGACGGCAAGACATACACAGACACCTGCGTCGTGCAGGTAACAGGAGGCGAGGGTTAAACGATGAAAAGACTCAGCGATTACAAAGGAGCCGACGCGATCATCCTCATGGGTGATTTGATGGAGAGTTTCAAAGAGATCTTCGGAAACCCCGAGGTCCAGAAGCTCAAGAAGGGGACGCCAGTTTTTACGATCTTAGGTACGGTTTTAAAGAGCGACCCCTCAACAATAATCCGCATGGCGGCGAAGGTAAGAGACGTCGCCACGGAGGAGATCGAGACCAGCTGGACCGTTTCGGACTTTTTCGATTTGTTCGGAGAACTCTATAACAGCATGGAGATCAGGGAACTTTTTATGTCGCGGAGTCAGGCATCAAGAACACCGCCAGCCTCTACTGGCTCTGCTATGGAGAATACAGAGGACGGCAAGAACTAAAGCCGTTCCTGCGATACTTCAAAGCAAAACTACAAGAAACACAGCGGGCCGAGGCATATCAACTTTATATGTCCGACGCGCTGTGTTTTTCTTTGAAGCACATCGCAGCAATACGAGCAGCACTAACCAGCACCGAAGAGGCCGAGTTTATATCGGTCCGGTTTTGCGATATTTTGGAACCGCCGCCGCCTGAAGAGGAAGAGACGCCCGAAGAGATCGCGGCGCGGATCAAAAAACAAGCCATGGAGTAAAAACAAATGGACAACGTATTTGAACTATTCGCAACATTAGGATTAAATACAAGCGCATACGACGAAGGACTCGCTCAGGCCGAAGGAAAAGGGTCAACCTTCGGAACAGGCCTGAACAAGGCGGCCAAGGTCGCAGGAGCGGCCATGGTGGCTGCAGGAACCGCGGTCGTCGGATTCGGAGCCAGCAGCGTCCGAGCAGGAATGGACTTCGATTCTTCCATGTCACAGGTCGCCGCCACCATGGGAACCACCGTCGACCAGATAACCGACCTCCGAGATTTTGCGCAAGAGATGGGACAGACAACGGCCTTCTCTGCTACCGAGGCAGCCGACGCTTTGAACTACATGGCGCTGGCCGGTTACGACGCCGACACCAGCATGCAGATGCTACCGCAGGTTTTGAACCTTGCCGCAGCCGGAGGCATGGATCTCGCGACCGCATCGGACATGGTAACAGACAGCCAGACGGCCCTCGGTCTTAGCCTTTCGGAGACAGAGACCCTCGTCGATCAGATGGCCAAGACCGCCAGCACGACCAACACCAGCGTCGCCCAGTTAGGAGATGCGATCCTGACCGTCGGCGGAACCGCACAGTTTATGTCCGGAGGAACCGATGAGCTCAACTCCGTATTAGGAATCATGGCCGACAACGGCATAAAAGGCGCAGAAGCAGGAACCCACCTGAGGAACATGATCCTCTCCCTTTCCAGCCCGACAACGGATGCGCAGGCCACCCTCGACGCCCTCGGCGTTTCCATATTTGACGCAGAAGGAAACATGCGCAGCTGGTCAGAGATATTCCCAGAGATCAGCACAGCCATGGACGACCTCACCAGCGAGGAGAGGGTCACCGCACTGAGCTCGATATTTAACACCCGAGACGTCGCCGCTGCAACGGCGTTGATGTCTACCAGCGTCGACCGCTGGGAAGAAGTCGGCGTCGCAATAGACGGCGCCGCAGGATCAGCGCAGCAGATGGCCGACACCCAGCTGGACAATCTCGCCGGAGATATCACGCTTTTTCAGTCAGCGCTTGAAGGCGCAAAGATTACGCTCTCGGATTCACTAACCCCGAGCCTTCGCGATTTCGTACAGATGGGAACAACCGGCCTGTCGGAGGTTTCCGCAGGATTCCAAGAAGGCGGACTTTCAGGAGCCATGGAGGCCCTCGGAAGCTGGCTCTCCGACGCCATAGGAATGATCGTGGAATCCATGCCCGAGATGATAGAAGCCGGCGCCCAGCTTTTAGGAGCCTTAGGACAGGGCCTGATTGACAACGCCCCGCAGATTTTGCAGGCAATAACCGACGTAATAGTTATGCTCGGTTCCTATTTGGCCGACGCAAACAACGTAAACAGCCTGATCGATTCGATTTTTGAGATCACCGAGATGCTGACAACGACGCTCCTGTCGCCGGACGTAATAGAGACCTTCCTGCTGGCCGCAATAAATATACTCATAGCAGTAAGCATGGCCCTGATCGAGCACGCCCCCGACCTAATAGGAACAGTTTTACAAGTAGTGGCCAACGTAATCGTCGCCCTTGCAGAAGCGCTGCCCCAGATCGCGAGCCTCATCGTGGACCATTTTATAAACTGGAAAGATAACATAAACGCAAGGATGAAGGCATGGTTTGGAACAACCAACGAGGAAGCGTGGGCCTTTTTAGTCGGCCTCGTAACCCGAGCCGGAGAAGGACTGGTCAATTTAATAGACACGGTCCGGAATTTTGGCGCCGACGTAATAGAAGGCATAGTTACATGGTTCAGCAACCTCGACGACAATTTTTTAACAGGGCTCGACAATATAATGAGCACCGTCGGAAATTTCGGAGCCGATATCATAGAATCATTTTTTAACACGTTTGAGGATATAAAGAGCACCGTCGCCGACGCCATAGGAAACCTGCTGGACCTTTTCGATTTTGACTGGGAACTGCCCCAGATCAAGACCCCGCACTTTAACGTTACAGGCGGAGAAGCACCGTGGGGATTCGGAGGACAGGGCTCCCTCCCTTCCGTGGGGATAGAGTGGTATGCCAAGGCGTACAAGCAGGCCGCGATCCTTGAAGGCGCTACAATCTTCGGAATGGCCAGCGGCAGGCTCCTCGGAGGAGGCGAGAAGGGACACGAGATCGTGGCCGGAGAAGACCGCCTGCGCCAGCTCATAAGAGAAGAAAGCGGGAACGATATCCGCATCCCGATATATCTGGGAGAAGAACTGATTGATGAAATTATGATAAACTCTAACCAGAGATTTGATTACATAAGCGGAGGACGGAGCTGATGGGACATATAAGCGAATACCCGATCAAGTTTGACGATACCGTGATCCCCTTCTGGCCAGAGATGAGCGACAGCGAAGAACCAGTCGAGAACATGATGCAATCCGAAGGCGGAACCGACATGATCGAGCAGGTCCGCGAGAGTAAACTCGTCGCCAGTATATCGATGAGGCTCGCGGACAGAAGCTGGGTCGCATTTTTCAAATCATACGAGCGAAGGGACTCCTTCAATTTCAGTTTTTACGACGTAGAAACCGGAGGTTATAAGACCAAGCTCTGCCGCCTTCGCGGATTCCAGAAGAAGCGGCTGAAGCACAGCGAAGAGCTCAGGGCCGTAAACGGAGTCTGGGACATTTCCTTCACAATAACGGAGTTTTAAAAATGTACGGCGTATCAAATGAATATATAAACAAGATTACCTCGGTCGGAGTAAAGAAGCGCAGGATCACCGGAAGCATCGGCGGCGTTTCCTTCGGATCGTCCGACATTTTAAAGGATTCGGTCGCGTACCAGAACCAGATGGCCAAAAATAGTGACATAACGCTCGGCGGCGTTTTCATTGGCACCCTGAACCTTACATTCATCCGGTCGTTTTCAGACAGAATCGCAAGAGGAAGCTGGAGAGGCAAAGAGGTCCAGATCAGCATCGATTTAAACA